AATACTGATCAAATACCACCATTTTCCATTTTAAATGCATTACCGTAAAATTCTATTATCATATATCGTATTATATACGCGATTCTATTTGTATATTACGAATATGTCGAGTTCGTTCATAAATAATAAATGAAAACCATATAATATAATCATGTTATAGATTATAATACAATGTTTTCTCGTTTTGTCTTACTTTCCGCCTTCGCGTTATTTCAAGTCTCGGATTCTCTTGAATTTGGAGACCGTTTCATCCAATGGATGAATGATTTCCGCATCGAAACTACTGATGTCGCTCACAAAGAGCACGTATATGCAAATTGGCTTTCCAACGACAAGTATATTACCGAACACAATTCTAATAACTCTACATACACCCTAGGTCACAACCATTTGTCTGGGTTGAATAGCGAGGAGTTTAGCCATTTTTTGGGTTTAAGTGGAGAACAACCCGAATTAAAGAAAATCAATATTGATAAGATCAAATCCAAGATTGAAGAGGTCAAGTGTTTGTCGGGTTGCGTCAAGAATTATGATGCGGACAGCAAATTTGATACAATCCGTTGTGTAAAGGACTGTTTTGGTTCTGAGCATGTACTTCGTGATGCTCCTTCCTCTGTTGATTGGGTAAAGGGTGGTGCCGTAACCCCCGTAAAGAACCAAGGACAATGTGGTTCTTGTTGGAGTTTCTCAACTACTGGTGCGTTGGAGGGTGCTTACTATGTAGCACATGGATCACTAGAGTCCTTTTCTGAACAACAACTAGTAGATTGCGACACTCGCAAGAACGGTGGTAAGGATATGGGATGCAATGGTGGTCTAATGGACAATGCATTTTCATGGATTGAGAAGAATGGTGGTCTTTGTACTGAGTCTGCCTATCCGTATAGTTCCGGTACCACTAAAACTGCTGGTACTTGTGATACATCATGTACTATTGTCCCTGATAGTGTAATTACCAATTACGTTGATGTAAAAGCAAAATCGGATGATGATATGATGTCTGCATTAGCACAACAACCTGTTTCTATTGCAATTCAAGCAGACCAAAAGGATTTCCAGCTTTATAAATCTGGTGTCTTTACTGGCTCTTGTGGAACTAAATTGGACCATGGCGTGTTGGCTGTTGGATACGGATCTTTAGATGGTGCTGATTTTTATATGGTTAAGAATTCATGGGGAACTACATGGGGAGATAATGGTTACATTCGCATGGGTCGCGGTAAGGAATTTAACTCGGGTGCAGGCCAATGTGGTATGTTAATGCAAGCAAGTTATCCTATTGTTTAGATAACGAATATTGAATATGTATATTTACAACCGTGAAGTAATACTAAATATGATTATAGGAAATGTATAATCATATTATTGTTTTTTTTTAAATTTGAAGTAGCAAATCAATAATAGGAATCCGATAAACCCATTCAATGTTGCTGCTACAATTAACGAAATATCTTGTGTGTAATAACCGTGAATTAGCCATAATAAATTCGTCATAATGATTAATAATAATGATGTGAAAGATAACCCTTCTACATGCTGGGCAGACACTACTTTATGTAATTGTGGTATAAACTGAAACGTATTTACAACCGGAGCAATTCTGGATATAAGTAATGGAAACATTCTATATATTACTTACATATTATTCATAATGTAAGTAATATGATTGAATAATGTATATTATTCGAAACAATGTTTAGTGAATACAAATTCCCTCTTTACGTTATATTTACGTTTATTGCGTGTTGTTTCCATTTATTTGGAACCTACTTCTTCTTACTTTCTGAAAAAGATGAAAACTTCGCAGCGGTCATTATCATTTCGATACTAATTGGTGCAATGGCTTCTGTTATACGTATTCCAACAAATGCCTATTTAGGTGACGGTCTTTCTGTGGTCTATATGGAAATGATTTATTTATTCCTTCTCTTTTTGGCTACCATTTTATATACAATTTTTATAGCAAAAGAATATGTTCCACTACATACTTATATTATATCAGCAACCATTGTAGGTTTATTACTATTAAACCAATATATGAAAAAATAAAAAATAAAAAAATATACGTTTTTCTTATTTTTATGTACGTTTATAGATTTGAAGATTTAGACAGTATTCTACAATTCGTTGATTTCGATATCATCCTCATCATATTCATCGTCTATACTACTATTTTCGAGTTCCGTCTCTTGAAAATCATCGTCCTCTTCATGGAACTTGATTTTCACATCACGCCAAATACCGTTACGACATCGACCATAACGCTTGTCCATATAATCATACAAATTCTGTGGTCTTGGGTTTTTGGTTCCAAAGTTAATGTTGAACCACATCTTGAATTCCTCAGAAAGCTGGGATTTGCGAACAGTGGAACCGTCGCATTTCATTACCTTATCGCGGACGAATTCGGCAAGATAATCTTGCCGTTCTCTGTACTCGTTACTCGCAGATAATACTGTTGGACAATCTGTTACACGACCCTGATTTACATAGGCACGTTCAACCAACATAGCCAGGAATGTTTCGCGCCATTCGCTAAATTTACCGATCAATTCATCATCAATCAAGAATTGGTTAGGTTTCTCTATGTCCCCTTCGACCGGTTTCTGTGTGAAAAGTGATTCGAATGGAACCACACGGAAACGACGCCATGTACCATGGTCCTGTGTGCGAACAGTCATAAACTGATTACAACATACGACCAGAGCAAACTGTGGTTGAAAGCGAACGGGTTCCGTCATATACGGAGCACGGGCTACAATGGTTTCTACACCACTCACATATTCCTTCATTGGACCTTCATGAACTACATCCGTACTTTCTGGCTCCTGCATAACTACATAACGCGCACCCTTCAACGCCACCACTTCCGGAGCCAAACCACCAATCTTTCCACGACCTTGCGTGATCAATGAAATCGGTGCAGCCACTTTATAACTACCCATTGTCTGCGTCATCAAATCAGTTAAAACGGATTTTCCATTTTGACCGAAACCTATATAATTGTGGAATGTTTGATTTAGTGAAGGCATCCCAATTAAAACGGCAGATAAATGATTCCACATATATTCTCGCAATTCGTGATTTATAAACAGTTTCGCCATGAAATCTTCCAATAATGGAACATAGTTAATATGTCTTCTATCAGAAATCGGGTAATAATTGATATCAGTACATTTCGTCAAATAATCTTCTGGAAGACCTTTACGAAACAACTTTTCTTTGAAATCAACAACACCATTTTTACAACACAATAAATAGGGTTTGCTGTCTAGACGCTCATAAAATTCGGGATCATAAAACAAATCACGTGCTTCTATCATGATATTCTTCTTATCGCTGGTCTGACCCAAACGTTGTACAATTTTGAAGATCGTTTCTAGACGTGTCTTAGTATTCTTTACTTTTTCTTCATCTGTATCATTTTCCAACGAAACTAGGTAATTTTGAAGTTCTCCTGCACGACCTTCATATAATTCTCGTAATTGATTTGAAATTGCCTTTCGCAAATAGGTACCTGAATCTAATTGTCGCCAAAGATGGTCTGCATAATAAAACCAAGTACCATTTTTTACATCGGCACAGACATATGTATCTTTGTACATTTGATGTAAAACAACTGCTATATCGTAATCACCTGCACCTTTCGCATTAACAATTGTACTTGCTATGTTATTTGCCGAAACTGAGTTAATAGTCAAATCTAGATAATAAGATACTGTATTTTTGCGAACCGCATCGGCTCCCTGTGGGTTATGTTGTATAGCCCAAAATATGATTGAACGATTTGTAACACCATCAGTGGAAATCTTTTTGTCGAATCCATCCCATTGATCACATAAATCTGGAACACTTTGAAAATCAAAGGAAGACGATTTTGAACTAAATGCGATCCATACAATCAACAATTTATTAGATGTATTTTTCAATGCCCATCCAACTCGCATCCATTTTGAATAGGAACCGTTACCATAATAGGCATCCGGCAAAATTGATGTATATTCATACATTTCACGCAATTTGTAGTCTCGCGATGTAATGGAATCCAACCATTTGTTCAAATAATTTTCCAAATCATCGCGATTTTTGATTTTTCGAATTTCGTCGGAACCACTACCTTCGCCAAAATCAATACCACCATTATCAATGAGACCTGGAACTGGCGTTCTTTTTCGGGTTTGATTGATTTCAGATGCAGCAGCCAATCTATCCACAATAGTCATAAATGACGTTTTATAGAAGAAATTTGGATGATTGGGGTATTGAATCGATAATTTAGGGAAATTTTCAGCAGTCAAATATTCTTCTAGTATTCCTCGATTGTTGATAAATTCACCGTCATCTGGATCATAACTCACCTCATACACATTCGTCAATTTGTAAGCCGCGTGTTTTGGCTTACATGAACCATATAGCTGCCAATTTGTGTATCCGATGGTAATACCTTCGTCGAATACGTCATTCCATGTATTTACCAATGGAAAGTCCCCCCAACATTCTGATACTTTTTCTATGACGCGTTCGCGTAATAGTTTTTGTGCATTATGATCCATTTGAATACCAATAATCATATGAATACCATCCTTTGTAATGTTCTTATCCTTTACACGATTTATAGTGTCCTTCTCAAATAAGTAAATGTTAAATTTACTATCTTCGTCAAATTGATAGATATCTTTCAGTTCCGCTAAATAGACATCCACCATATCGTCCAAATGATCTTGTGAATAAACGCGTTCAGGTAAATCAAGTGCAAAATGTAGATCTAAATCGACTGCGATTGGAGAAGTTCCGTCTGTATTCTGTTTTTCAGTCAAATATTCAACCTTATTTTTGGCGACAATCTCTTTATGATAGAGTTTCCAAAAAACATTTCTCTGATCTGGTGGAATATGATATGAACCACCGTATATTTTGGATTTTTCATCGCCGATTCGTGTATGTGTTGGACCAGGTCCATCTGCACGTTTGGTATATTTGTAATGTATTAATAAATCCTTTAATTTTGTAAAATTCTTTGCTTGGATTTGGGTAGCTTCTGTATTCTGATTTTCATCAGAAGATATAACCATATTTGATATTTCAGCGTCCTCGTCCATTGTAGAGTATAAGATAATGCTACATTTATTTCCTTTCACTAAATCAATTTTGTCGTGTTGATTGCAGTCACAAACATATATCTTTAGAGATTTTTTTAGATAGTTTTCGTTATTGTTTATTATAGACCCTTGAAGAATTAAAACGCCGTTCCAGCGTTTTATTTTTCAAGAACCAATACCGATAAAGATGCGTTATAAATCTTCGCTGGTATAATCAATAAAATTGATAGAAAGAATATAAACATATTTGTCGGTACAAATTTATACGTATTTATTAACCATGAAATTTTGCACAACTTGCGACAATATGTACTACATTAGCATTAATGAACAAAACGGCAACAAACTTACCTATTATTGTCGTAATTGTGGGCATGTAGATGAAACCGCAGCTTCTGAAAATACTTGTGTTCTAACAACACAGGTGAAGCGTGGAGAACAAAAATATAGTCACATCATCAATGAATATACCAAGTTGGATCCAACTTTGCCTAGAATATACAACGTAGATTGTCCGAATGTAGCATGTAAAACCAACACTGAAAAATCGAAGGCGGAAGTATTGTATATTCGATATGATGATGAGAATATGAAGTATTTATATTTATGTGCTACTTGTGATACAGTATGGCGAACGGATTAAAGCCTTGCAACATAGAATAGTGTTTCGTGTTCTATATTATACTAATAATGATGTACCAATACCTCCTTTAGAAGCGTTTGTATAACTATATTCGTTGGTATAAACATTTTTGTATAACCTATTTTTTCATATAAAATTGATTTATATGTACAAATGAAATGATTTAGAAATATCGCAAGTCTATATACGAATACTATGCCCAATCATTCTGAAATCGACGATTTAGATCCTATACTTGATTCTGATATCGAAGATAATGGTGACTCTTCGGATGACGACATAAAACCTCCTCCGCCACCAGAAGACGTTAGTGATAGTGATGAAATAAATTCACTTATTAGCAATGACGACAATGATGATGCGAATAGCTTAATTAATAGTGATGATGAATTACACAACAGTGCAAATGAAGTGGGTGCAAATAATAACGAATTGAGTGCATTTAACAATCAGACTGATTATGATGGTAATGCAGCCGCAGATGGCTACGATAGTTATGACGATGATAGTGATGGTGAATATGATGATAATTATTTACAAAAAATAGACAGTGATCTAAAAACAAATATCATTTCAGAACATCATCCTGAACTAAAGGTTCATAACAATGAAGAAGTTGAAACATTATCAAGAGTCGTTCGCAATGAGCAAGGGGTCGTAATTGATCCATTACATAGAACATTACCTATACTTACAAAATATGAACGAGCACGTATTTTAGGAGAACGTGCAAAACAGTTAAATATGGGCGCGAAGCCAGTTGTACCTATATCGGATAATGTAATTGATGGATATTTAATTGCACTAGAAGAGTTCAATCACAAAAAAATCCCGTTTGTTATCAAGCGTCCTTTGCCCAATGGTGGGTGTGAGTACTGGAAATTACAAGATTTAGAAATTCTCTAATTTACATATTACTCGGAATGGAAGAAATCCATAATATATAAAAAATAAAAATAACCCTGTTTATTTTTTATACCGCATTTGATGCATACTGTCTTAAATATGATTGTACATATGTTTGATCTACTAGTTTATCGCGGAAATATTCTGCAATTTCTTCACCAAGTGGCTTACGTCCATGTGTATTGTTAAATATAGTAACATATTCGTTCATTTGCATATTTACTTCACGTATTTTTATCTCCTCTTCTTGAATACGTTTTGTCGCATGTTCTTGTTCTTTCGCTGCACGTTCATTAATTTCTCGTTCCTTATCGCGCATTAATTGTTCCTTTTCTTGCAATTCCGCTTGACGTTTGAATATATCTTGTTCTACACGTAATTCTAAATCAGATGGTTCATTAATTCCTGCTGCTATTTCAGCGTCTTTGTACCAGTGATGGCGTGTTTCTTCTGCTGAAATGATAATATTACATATATCCGGTTTTTTTAATTTTTCAAAACGTGCTTTAATTATCTTTTTTCTTTCAGGATTCGATTCTCTTTTCCCAGAAAATGTTTTCATGAATTCAGCAATAATTAATTCTGGTATCGATGGACTCGTTTCCATCAAACGATCGAATTCATCGCGACTGTGTTTAAGAAATACACCTGCATCTAACCTTTCATCGGGAGATTTTGATAATTCTATGCGAATATTACGTGCATATTTGTCCCATGCAATAGACGATACGCGATGTGATTCATTTAATTCAGCAATTTTTAAATACTGATGAATAGTTGTTAGAATTCCAATAAAAATATTTACTGCGCCAATCGCCATTGGGGCATATACCTTTTGTTCTTCATTTAAACTACTTTGTGCAAATGATGCAGTTCCACTAATAGTTGATAAAATAATAGCTGGAATGGTGAACCATGTATTCTGTTTATCATATTTAGTATGAGCACGAGCATTCAACCATTTATAGCATTGTGCTACATCACACCATTCAACTAATATTTTTTCATTTTCAGGTGACCATTCTACTTTTTTTTTAGGTTTTAGATCTTTTAGATCTTTTTTCTCATCAATTGATGGATTTTCAACTGATAACAATGATTTTG